CTCTTATGTACCAAAGGCCGAAGCGAATGAAAAAGGAAAAGTCGCTTGGCGTCCAAAGATGGTTGTTACGACATCCAACTTGGATGATTTATTATTTGGCAAACTGTCCAATGCTCCCGCATCCGCAAGGAGACGCGGGATTAGAATGAAGCCTCTACTGAAACCTGAATATGCTGAACACGAACGTTTCAGTGAGGACAAATATCGAGCTTTGAATGACGGAGATCTTTCCAATATTCCTGATGCATATGAAATTGACATTCAGGAATGGGGAGTTAAAAATTGGGAGTATTTCATGTTTAGAGGCAAGCCCACAAAAGGCTTATCTTACAAGGAAGCTCTCGCTTTTCACATTACAAAGTCTCGTGAGCACTTCAAAAAGCAGCAAGATTACGTGGCGAATCATGGAAAGATTCGTCAATGTATTGTTGTTTGTGAACATTCTGAAGTCCAATCAGAATGCTCTTTATGTAGGAAAATGCAAAAGGAGCAGGAATTGACTGAAATGGAAGATTTCACTGAAGCTAAATTTGAAGCTGCATGTGAACAAGCTGTGCCTTATGACCCACATTTTGGTGTCGAGATAGTTAGTTCTTGGATTTGGCGCTGGTGTTTGGGATTTATTTTTCGAATGCTAGCTCCCATTTTCCAGAGCTTTTCTACTTGGCTTGAAAATTCGTCAAATGAGAGATTACAGACCATCAATTCCAGATTGCATTTCTTTTCGCTATTTGGATTTTATGATTGGCTGCCAGATTTCGTTACAGATTCTCCGTGGTTTGAACGGTATTTGGTGTTTATGAATTCCACTTCCATTGTGATGGCTTATTGGCAATTGGTGTTTGCCTTTTGCTCGTCCTTCCTGTTTTTCTTGGGAGGACCATCATTCGGAGTGATAATGAACACTTTCATTTGGCCTTACTTGTTCCAATGTGCTACCAAGACGCATGTACGTGTTATTAAAGAATTTCGTGATAGGAGAGATGCTTTGCCTCTCGAATTCACGCGTTCTCGTGACGCTTTTTTAAAATATGCTTTGGTTGGCACCTTCATCTTTGCCGGATTAAGAGCTGCATGTGCCTTGTATTCATCAACAAAAACGATGGAACCACATGGTAATATACAACCTAAAAGTCTGGACGACATTAAGCAACGCGACGGTGAGAGTTCTGATTGGACTCGAGTCGAAGCTGAGCCTTTGCCGGCTTCAGACAAGAGTAAGTGTGTTACGCATGCTGATCTGATGAAGATGGTCAAGAAAAATTTGGTATATGTCAGTTACGATAACGAACACGGTAAACGCGTTTTCACTAACGGGTTTTTCATGTGCTCTAATATGTTATTGATACCGTATCACATTTTGACAAAGGAATCACGTACTTTCCGGATTTTTCGCCGGGGTCAACAAATTCGTGGTGGACAGTTTACAGAGATGTTTTCTGTTGATACCGCTTATGTACACCCCAGCAAAGATTTGGCTTTGGTACAGTGCTGCAATACTTCTCCTTTCACTGATTTACGTGAATACTTGTCAGTCTGTGAGCAACCATTTTTCCCTTTTTCACTTTCTTTTATGAACAAGGATGATACTTATTTGGATGCTTATGGAGTGGCAAAATACGGACAGATTAATAATTCCGTGAGGAAAAGTGGCGGCTACCATTATGAAATTTCCGACATGAAAACTTTCAAGGGTATGTGTATGGCCACATTGGTTTCACAGACCCGGGCACCCCAAATTGTTGGATTTCACATTGGTGGATTGACCGGAACAGGAACTGGCTGTGCTGTTTCCTTGACTCGTGATGAGTTTGAGGACATGCACAAGAATTATTTTTCACGACATGTTTCTGCGTTGGATCATATAAGCGAGGGAACCGTTTATACAGCGCATTATGGAGTGGAATGGTTTGAGAGTTCCGAAATACATCCCAAATCGCCATTAAATTGGCTTCCCGATCCGTGTAACATACGGTATTTTGGTTCCTGCAAAGGAAGGGCGACGGCTTCTTATAGTAATGTCGTACCTACACCCATTGCCATTGATGTTGCGGAAATCTGTGGTCACGAAACTGAATACACTGGACCAGAATTTCACAAGTGGAAATCTTGGTATGAAAGTCTGGTATATTCCAGCGATCCTGCTATTGGTTGTGAGACCGATATTCTGGATTGGGCAGTTCAGGATTATGAACAACAGATGTTTGAAGTTTTAGAAATTCCAGGGATTTTGGAAGAAGTCTCCAAACTCACCGAGATAGAAATTGTCTCTGGTAGAGATGGAGTTAAATTCGTGAATGCCATGGAACCTAATACTTCTCCGGGATATCCATTGACGGGCAGTAAGAAGCCCTTCATGGTTGATTTGGAGCCCAATGAAGAACACAATTGTCCTCGAACTTTTACCCCAGAAATTTGGGAAGAAGTGGACAAGCTTAAAGCAGCAATGCGGAAAGGCAGGAGGTATTATCCAGTCTTCAAAGCTTGTTTGAAGGATGAACCTACTAAGAAAGGAAAAAAGAAGGTTCGTGTTTTTCAGGCCGCACCCATTGCATTGCAAATTGCAGTTCGTGAGTACTTTTTACCGATTGCTCGGATTATGTCACTGTTTCCTCTGACTTCAGAGTGTGCAGTTGGCATTAATGCTATGGGTCCGGAGTGGGACGAGTTGCAAGAATATATCAAGAAATTTGGTATTGATCGCATTGTGGCTGGTGACTATTCTAAGTACGATTTAAGAATGGCCGCCAAGCTTACATCTGCTGCATTCAAGATCTTAATTGATTTTGCTGCAAAATGCGGATATAGTGAGGATGATCTAACTATAATGCGTGGATTAGCAACAGAGATTGTATATCCTATGATGTCGTACAATGGTGATTTAGTGATGCTCCAAGGTTCTAATCCTTCTGGACAGAATCTTACGGTTTACATCAACTCCATTGTTAATTCATTGCTTGTTCGCATTGGATTTAAGAAGATTTACCCAGATTTTATGGGCCGATTTCGCGATGTAGTGGCCTTGGCCACATATGGCGATGATTTCAAATCTTCAGCATCGGAGGATTATCCGGATTTCAATCACATGACTTTGGCCGAAAAGTTGGCCACCATTGATATGAAAATTACAATGCCAGACAAGGAGGCACAACCAGTGCCATTTTTGACAGATGAGGCGTGTGATTTTTTGAAGCGCACCAATCGTTTCCACGAAGTGGGATATTACCTTGGAACATTGGATGAG